TGACCACCCCTTCTTTGGAGATAAACCGGACAACAAACCGGACATGGTGAACCGTCCAGCACACTACAACAATGGTAACATGGAGTGTATTGACGCTATCCGTGGTATGCTTACACACGATGAGTATATTGGTTATCTTCGTGGTAATGCACTCAAGTATAACTGGCGCTGCCGCTACAAAGGCCAGCCCATAGAAGACTTACGCAAAGCACGATGGTACGAAGAACGATTGATTGCCTACATGCTGGAGCACCCAAGTGACAAATAAGACAGGCACACAGGACTACTTAGGTATACAGATTGACTATGATAGAGAGAAAGACCTTAGTGTATTCTCACTAGAGACACTAAAGGACAGATACTTCTGGGAGGATGAGACCCATGCACAAGAAGCCTTCGCAAGAGCATCGGTCTATAGTGCAACGTATCAAGGCCATACTGACTACAATCTTGCACAGCGACTTTACGACTACGCAAGCAAGGGCTGGTTCGGTTTTAGCACTCCTATACTTAGCAACGGGGGAACCACTCGTGGTTTACCTATTAGCTGTTTTCTCAATTATGTTCCAGATTCAAGGCGTGGTTTATCTGACCACTATGATGAGAACATATGGTTGGCAAGTGGAGGTGGAGGCTTGGGTGGATATTGGGGTGCTGTTAGAAGTAATGGCGTTTCAACTTCTAACGGTAGTCAGTCTACTGGTAGCATTCCATTCATGCACGTAGTTGACAGTCAGATGCTGGCGTTTAATCAAGGAGTAACTAGACGAGGATCATATGCGGCCTACATGGACATCAGCCATCCAGAGGTTGAAGAATTTATTGCCATGCGGAAGACTACTGGAGGTGATCTTAATAGAAAGTGTCTTAATCTGCATAACGGTATCACTATTACTGACGACTTTCTTACAGCCGTTAAGAACGATGACCAGTGGCGCTTGATTGACCCTAAGTCTAAGCAGGCCATCAAGACTGTATCGGCAAGGGACTTGTGGTGGCAGCTAATACACACTAGGGCAGAGACAGGGGAACCCTACATTGTTAACCTAGACCGCTGTAACGAGGCTCTACCGGAGACACAGAAGGACATGGGGCTAGAGGTACGCCAGAGTAACCTATGCTCTGAGATTACTTTAGCGACTAGCGAGGAGCGTACAGCAGTCTGTTGCTTATCTAGTGTGAACCTAGAGTACTTTGACGAATGGAAGGACGATGAGTTATTCATCAGTGATCTAATCACAATGCTTGACAACGTGATAGAACACTTCATTGACAACGCTACACATGGAGAACATGCGTGGCACTTTAATGACACCTTTGAGGAGTTTAGTAAATATGTTCAGCCAAATAAAACAGGCTTTGCAAAAGCCGCTTATAGTGCATATAGAGAACGCGCAATTGGCCTTGGAGCAATGGGCTTTCACAGCTACCTACAACGCAATGGTATACCTTTTGAAGGTATGTACGCTGCCAGTTTCAATAACAGAGCATTCAAGCACATTAAAGATAGAGCCACATCAGCTTCTAGTGTTCTTGCATCTGAACGTACTGAAGCACCTGATATGGTTGGTAGGAACCTTCGTAATTCTCACCTGCTTGCTATTGCTCCTAATGCCTCTAGTAGTATTATATGCGGTGGAACGAGTCCTTCAATTGAGCCAACTAGGGCTAACGTATTTACGCACAAGACTCTGACAGGATCATACAAGGTAAAGAATAAGTATCTGGAGGAGTTACTTGAGAAGAAAGGTATTAACAACGAACAAACGTGGAAAGATATTGCTGCTGCTGAAGGCTCTGTTAAAGACTTGGAGAAACTCACAGAAGAAGAAAAGGAGATATTTAAGACAGCCCCTGAACTTGACCAGCGATGGGTCATCGAACACGCCTACCAAAGACAGAAGTACATCTGCCAAGCGCAGTCAGTAAACCTGTTTTTTGAGCCACCCCCGGCTACAGCACCACAGGAGGTACACGATGAGTATTTGGAGTACGTTAATCACGTACATTGGACAGGAGCTAACAAACTCAAATCTATGTATTACCTGCGAACTACAGCGGCTAGAAATACAGAGAATGTTAACATCAAGATACCAAGAATTAACCTAGAAGATGGGGAGTGCCTAAGCTGTGAAGGATGATGAACACCCTGTCTACAGGGCTAAATTTTACATACCAGAGCTAAAAAAGTCTGTATCATGGAAAGAGTACCTAGACTACTACAATGACTTAGATGAGCAATTTTGGCTGTATAGCTACTATTGCTCTCAGATGTGGGCAAGCTACATGGACGACAAATGCAAAAGGCGTGAAGCGCCATTGAGCTACAGAGAGTATGTCGATAAGTACACAAAACTGTTAGAGGAAGGATTCAATGATAGACCAAAAGATTAGCGCCATGAAGAAGCTGTACAACGCTGAGATAGATGTTTACAAGGCAGAGGTGCAGAACTATCTAGACAACCCTGTGGGCGTAGGAGAGCATGGTAACTTGATTGAGACTATGGATAACCTTGTTGCTAAGATTGCAGAAGCAGAAGATAAACTAATTGTATTGGAGACACACTTCAGTGAGTAATGTGATAAACTTAATGCCTACGGAAGCTACCGCTAACGAAGTGCTAGAGGAATGTAAAGGTGACTTTGAGCATGTACTAGTTATTGGCTGGACTCCTGACGATGCTCTGACAGCTAAATCCACAACGTCTATGGACATGAAAGAGATAATTTACCTGATAGAGGTATTCAAACAAGCAATTATTATGGCAGGACATGAAGTAGAATGATAGACGAAACATTACCTAAGATAGTTGTAGGCGAAGTAAAAGAAAACGAAGATGGTTCCGCAGAGGTAGAGCTTCATTTAGAACCGCCTGCCGTTCAATTAATACTTGATATAGGTTTCAATCAACTACTGAAAGAACACTTGGAGAACAAACAAAATGAGTGATGAACTAATACATCTCATAAGCCTTTGGGCCATGAAGCGTGGTATAGTTAACAACAGCACACCTTTAGCGCAGTTTGCTAAACTTGTGTCTGAGATAGGAGAGCTAGGGGATAACATAGCCAAGGAGCGTGACGTTACTGATGACATTGGTGACTGCTTGGTGGTGTTAAACACCTTAGCCATAATGAATGACACTACCCTAGAGGACTGCCTGAAGGTAGCATATGATGATATTAAAGATAGGAAGGGACACATGAATACTCATGGTGTCTTTATTAAGGAAGGAGATGTAGCTTGAGACTACCTGATATTAGCTATCATTTATATTCAAGTCTTTTATGGCCTATAAAAATAAAGTGGAATAAAGCTATTGAAGAAGTAGCTATGGGCTATGGTTTTGAAACAATAACAACACCGCTAAGATGGCATGAACAGTTCTTAAAAATATCTATAGGTTACAGACTAGATATTTATGTTATTCCTTTTAGTCTTCCTTTCTTTACTTATGAAACTTTTACTAAAGAGCAAGGAAGAAAGATAGCCTCAGATGAGTTTTTTTATGAAGCAGGATTTGACCGTAAAGGAGATGAATGGGTATGAGCTTACTAGACACTAGAGATTACTACAAACCGTTTGACCATCCTTGGATGTTTGACTACTACTCACAACAGAACCAAATGCACTGGTTCCCAGAGGACGTACCGCTGCATAATGATGTTAAAGACTGGCAGACGATGACTGACGAGGAGAAGAACCTACTGACTCAGATCTTCCGCTTGTTCACACAGTCAGATGTAGACGTAGGTGCTGGATACGTAGACCGATACATGCGTATCTTCAAGAAGCCAGAGGCACGTATGATGATGTCTAGCTTCGCTAACATGGAGTCAATACACCAACATGCCTACAGCCTGCTATTGGACACCGTAGGGATGCCGGAGGTGGAGTATAAGGCGTTTGCAGAGTACGAGGCTATGGCTGACAAGCATGAGTACATCAACGCTGTGAAGGTCACTAAGGGCGACAAGAAGTCTATTGCTAAAGCACTGGCGATATACTCAGGATTTACTGAAGGGCTACAGTTGTTCTCTAGCTTCATCATCCTACTGAACTTCCCACGCTTCGGTAAGATGAAGGGCATGGGACAGATCATTACCTACAGTATACGTGACGAGTCCATGCACGTAGAGGCAATGACCAAGTTGTTCAGGGAGTTTATCAAAGAGAACATAGACCTATGGACTGATGACTTCAAGAAGGAGATATATCAGGCATGTCGTGAGATGGTTGACCTAGAGGATAGGTTCTTGGACTTGGTGTTTGAGCAAGGTGACATACCGGGCTTGACTAAGGCTGAGATGCAACAGTACATCCGGTACATTGCTGACCGTAGACTGCTACAGCTAGGCTTGAAGCCTAACTACGAGGTGAAGGACAACCCCTTAAACTGGCTTGATGATGTGCTTGGTGTAGAGCATCAGAACTTCTTTGAAGGACGTGCTACTACCTACATGAAGGCTGGACTTAGAGGTGACGTTGGTAAAGTTAGGTTTGCTAGTGTAGGCTAGACAGGAAGACTTGGGGGCTTAAATGCCCCCTTTTTCTTAGTCTTCTGGTTCTTCTGTTGGACTTTCGTTTAGCAAAGATACAAGAACTAATCTATCTGCTTTCATTTGCTCTACTGCATCTAAGTGACCCATCTTCTCAGCCTTCTTAATGGCTGTGCCTGTGCCAGCTATTATCTTACCTAGAAGCTCTCTAGCTTCACCTGACAGAGCAGCCTTGCCCCCGCCATATACTAATCCTGTAACAGCCCCTAAGGTCATTAAAGGCCAGTATTGTGTCGCTAGTCCAGCGGCTGCTGAAGCAGTTGCAGCTTGAGCTAAAGGCGTTCTAGGCATATAATTACCAGCTACTTTTGCCAACCTAGCTAAAACAGTCCTTCCGTCTTTACTAATCTTTTTATTTAATATCTTAGCAGCGTCTAAAAAAGCCGCCTGTTTTCTCAAACTCCTAGCTACTTCAGTGTTTTTACTTTCTCTTTCAATTATTTCATTCATAGCATTACGGACAGATCTAGAAGCTGTGGCTAAAGAGTTTTGCGTAGTGTAGTCTACTTTACCATCATAGGATCTTGTAAACTTATCTACGCCTCGTCTAGCCTCTAATAACCCTAACAGGCTACCATCACTGCTCTGGATCTGTCTAACTGCTTCTCCAAAGATTGAATTAACCTGCTTAAGTTTAGTTTCATCCCCTATGGTTCTTTGAGCTTCATCAAGAAACTGTTGAGCTTTAGTCTCTATTTCCCGTAGGACATTAGCTTTATTCAAGATAACATCTTCTCTAGATAATCTAGCCTCCAGAATGTTTCTTTCTCTTTTAGCAGCTTCCCCTAGTTTTTTAGAGTTATAAGTATAAGTTTTCTTGGGCTTGACAATACCGCTGTCAGTAACTATATCAATAGTTTCTTGAGTATAAGGGCTTTGAGGATTATAAGTTATCTCTTGTGTAATCTCAGAAACATCAAAGTCTTCGCCTGTAAGGTGTTTAGCATCAGGCTCTAACATAGCTGTGATAATGTCTCTTTCTTCACCTTTAATTTTACTTCTACCACTTTTAACTAAGTTGCCTCCTGTGTCTTCTAAAGTTTCAGCCACATCTAAAACAGGAGCTTTTATTTTAGTAGCCGGTGTCAAGAAGGCTCCTATGTTAAAGTAAGACTCAAGTAACTTAGCATCATCCGGGTTAGCGTCAGCCCACCCTTTATACTTATCTGCTGATAAAGTAGCTAATCTAAGTCCTTCTTTGCCAGCTTCAGTTTGTGATACATAATTAAAAGCATCGTCTACTGCTTCTTTAGCTAGATCAGGAGTTAAATAGGAGATACCTGTCATAATAGCATCGCCAGCTATTTCACCGACACCTCCTGCTACATCCCCTATAGTCCTGACAAGTTTCTCACCAACACCTAAGGCACCTTCTTGAGGCAAGCCAAGGTCTAAAGGTCTAGATAAAGTTTCTCCTATGCCTGCTCCTCTGCGTTGCACTACTTCACCCACTCTTTCCATCAAAGTAGACTCAGGCTGTGGAGTTGTGTCAGTATCTAAGCCTTGTACGCTCTGTTGCGCTGCTTTAGTTTTAGCTTCTTGCTCATCTTCTATTATATTTTTAATTTTATAAGCAGCTAAAGTGTCTCCTGCTGCCATAGCTCA